GCTAAATAGTCTGTAGCAGCTAGTAACTCATTACGTTTCTTACGGTTATCACTAGCCGCCTGTGCACTTCGTTGAGCAATCTGTTCTTCTGTTAAAGCTACAACAGTTTTAGTAATAATCCAACGTCCAGAGTAAATAGGTAGACCAACTTGATCAGCATCAACTTCACCTGTAATAGGATCAGTGGCGTCCTCTTCAGTTGTATAACGAGTAATCTCACGTTCAGGTAGATTACTATGCTCAATACGGTGAGTCATAGGGTTATACTCAGGTGCACCTTGATAACCTACAGGGTGCATACCGTATCTAGCCATAACACTAGTAGGAATGCTCTTTGGAAAAGATACGTTGGGGTTGTCACGGCGAAGATCACCTACAGTATATGGATACTGGGCTACTTGACCATTTGTAATTTTAACAAACATTGTATAAATCCTTTCTGTTTGTTTTACTGATTATTAAGAAGGGTGTAAGTATGTACAGAACCTAACGTAGAATTTTGGTTACCTATAAGGTACATCTTACTACCATCATCTTTAAAAAATAAACCTCTTGAGTCTGGTTCTTGAAGCTTAATGCTAAAGTTTTGTACATAACTAGCAGTAGAAATATCCCAAGCTGTACTTAGATTGTACTCATTTACATCGTCATCATTAGTACCGCCTATAAACATTTTAGTGCCATCAGGTTTAAAAGAGACACTATGAGGAAAAAAATCCTCATTTGATACATCAAAATTTTGTGAATAACTAGCGGTAGAAATATCCCAAGCTGTACTTAAATTATATTCATTTACATCATCTCCTGTACTACCACAAATATACATCTTAGTTCCATCAGGCTTAAAGAAAATACCTGTTGGATTAGTTTCTTGCGAAGCCACACTAAAAACTTGCACATAAGAAGCAGTAGAGATATCCCAAGCTGTACTCAAGCTGTATTCATTAATATCATCACCGTTACTTCCAAGAACATACATTTTAGTACCATCGGGCTTAAAGAAAATATCTTCTGGGGTTGCTTCTTGAGTATTAACACTAAAGCTTTGTACATATGAAGCTGTAGAAGTAGCCCAAGCTGTACTTAAATTATATTCATTAACATCATTTCCTGCATTACCTAAAATGTACATTTTAGTACCGTCAGGTTTAATAAAAATACCTGTTGGGTCTGTTTCTTGAGTACTGAAATCAAAAGCACCAAGACTATATTGATACACTCTATCATTAGTAGTACCAACAATATACACTGTAGTACCATCAGGTTTAAAAAACATGGAATGTAGAGCACTTTCTGCCAAAGTACTAGAGACTCTAGTATAAGAAGCAGTAGAAACATCCCATGCTGTACTTAAACTATACTCATTTATATCATCTCCTGAACTACCACAAACAAACATCTTAGTTCCATCTGGTTTAAAAAAGAGACCTGTAGGAGCGATTTCTTCAGTAGTTACACTAAAGTTTTGTACATATGAAGCTGTAGAAACATCCCATGCAGTACTTAAATTATATTCGTTAACAGTGTCATTACCAACTCCACAAACATACATCTTAGTTCCATCGGGTTTAAAATGTAAACTTTCTGGGCTTGTTTCTTGAGCAGACACACTAAAGTTTTGTACATATGAGGCTGTAGAAACATCCCAAGCTGTACTTAGGTTGTACTCATTAACGTCATCACCAGTAAGACCAATAATATACATTTTTGTACCGTCTGGTTTAAAGAAAACTTCTGATGGAGTTGTTTCTTGAGAACCTACACTAAAAACTTGAACATAACTAGCTGTAGAAACATCCCAAGCTGTACTTAAATTATATTCATTAACATCATCGCCAGTAGTTCCTATAATGTACATTTTAGTACCGTCAGGTTTAAAAAATACTGATCTAGGAGCAGTTTCTTGAGTAGCAACACTAAAACTTGTTACTCCTCCAACAAGTGTAGTTACATCCCATGCAGAGTCAGGATCATAATAAGCATAGTCTAAATCCCATGACCCAGCAAAATTACTGTTAGCAGCAGCCGCTTGGCCCATTGTTATTGCTACATTACTCATTGAATATCCTCCGCTGCTCTACGTCCATAATATGTTGTACCACCATCTGTTGTGATAAACGAATAAAGTTCTTTAGTAGATGTAGCTGTTGGTGTTGTACCTCCATGCCATTTTATTGAGCTAGGCCAAGTTAAAGTATAACCTCCTGTGTTGATTACTTCTAATGTGAAGCCAATAGCTAAACCTGATGCAGGTGGGTTAGTGAATGACACAGTAGTTGCACCAGATGGTGTGAAGCTGAATGTGTTGCCTGTAGATAGGTCTAGGGTTCCAGACGCAATAGTACCGTTACTCCCCAAGTACCTACCTGCAAGTAGTCCGTTCTTTATTTTAAATGCTTTATTGTTAGCCATCTATTTCACATCTCCATAGTTAGCTTAGATTATCGGCTGTATGTAGACCAATGTAGGTTGTACCACCATCGTCTGTACTGATGGTAAACAAGTCGGTTTGACCGTTAGCAGGTGCGAAAGGTGTTACACCTAAAGGCCATTCTATAGAGGTAGGCCATGTGAGGGTTACGGGAGTAGCTGTGGAAAACTGAAAAACATCATCAGTTACAGAGTCTGCTATATACACCTTAGTTCCATCATTACTAAAGAATATCCCGTCAGGCTGACCAGATGTGGGCGAAGTACTAAAACTAACACTATCATAACTAGCTGTAGATATATCCCAAGCAGTGCTTAACGAGTATTGATATATATTATCGTTAGTGGTTCCACTGATGTACACCTTAAGGCCATCTGGTTTAAAGGAGATACCTTTAGGTGATGTGTCTTGAGAACTAACACTAAAGTTGGTGCTATAAGACGCAGTTGATACATCCCAAGCAGTGCTTAACGAGTATTCATTAATATCTTGCCCTGCACCACCTAATACATACATCTTAGTGCCATCAGACTTGAAGAACAAGTCATAAGGAGCAGACTCCTGGGCTGCTACACTGAAACTCTTGCTATCGTAACTAGCAGTTGAAACATCCCAAGCTGTACTTAGCGAGTATTGATATATAGTATCCCCTGTGTTGCTTGCTGTATAAACCTTGGTTCCATCTGGTTTAAAAAACAAACCTTGGTGGTCACCTCCTTGTCCAGATAAACTGAAACTTTGTAAGTAAGAAGCCGTAGATATATCCCAAGCAGTATTTAAGTCATACTCAAATATAGAACCTCCAGCAGAACCAATGATGTACAGTTTACTACCATCGGACTTAAAAGAAACACCTTGTACGTTTGCTTCCTGAGAGGAGACATCTAATGCCTTACTATCGTAACTAGCATTATCTAGCCCATACCCAATAGCACCACCAGTCACCTCTACCTGAAATGACTGCACAGCACCTGCATTACTAATGGTGTACGTTGTGTTAGCTGTTAGTGTGTCATTGAAGTAGTTGCCTGTGCTAAGATCAATGTTGCTGCTAGTGATTGTACCAAGTGTTACCTTAGTGTCAGCACCGATTTGTACAGCATTCTTAACTACAAAATCTTTATTATTTGACATCTACTTCACCTTCCATAGTTGTCTCTTTACGTTTAGCCCACCAAACCTTCCTAGCTTCGGACTGCTTTCTTTTAGTGGTATCTGAGTGTTTTCGGCCTTTACTTGTGGCACTTATCTTTTGTCTTGTCTCTTCTGAAACTTCAACACCGTACCTAGGATTGTTAGAACCTGAGTTATTCTCAGACATAATCTTTAATGTCTCTTCAGAGTGTTTGCGTCCTGACTGAGACTTAGACATTTTAGCACGAGTCTCTTCAGTAATCTCCCTACCAATACAACCCCTGTTACCCCCAACAACAAGATTTAAACAGGTTGGGTCTTCTACTACTCGTTCAGTAACTACAATAGATTCCCAAAGCAAACACTCGTCATACGTACCTAAAAACAAAACATTACGTACCCAATCTTCAGGGTCTTTACATTCTGTCCTACGTCTACCGCCAAACTTCTTATTAAACAATACACCACTACCTGCGTAGTTGTCCTCTGGACTGCCTTTGTGTATCCCTCTGTAGAACTCTCCAGTAGACTTACGTACCCACTGATAGCCAAACGCCTCGTGTTCCATCATTTTGCACCATCCACAGCTTGTACTGATTGATAGGATGTACCACCGTTACGAGTACTAAAGGTTAGTACATCTGTTTCACCAATAGCGGGTGACGTAGGTGCTGTGCCAGAGGGCCACTCTAGGGTGCTAGGGTAGGTGATGGTTGCACCTGTTGAACTGTTAAGTTGATACACTTTGTCGTTCTGCTCCCCAGAGACAAACAACTTTATCCCATCCACAGAAAACTGGACTCCATAGGGAGTAGTATCAAGAGAGCTTATACTAAAAGTTGATCTTGCACCAATGGTAGACAAGTCCCAAGCAGTGCTAAGGGGAGCGTATCCAACAACTTCCTCATTAGCAGCAGAACTGGGAACAGCACCACTTATAAAATAAAGACTCGTCCCATCGGAAGTAAAAAAGAACTGTCCTAAATCAAAGCTTAATGTAGAACTATATGTATAACTTACACTATCGTAGCTGGCAGTGCTTAAATCCCAAGCAGTACTAAGAGAGTACTGAAAAATCTTTTTTCCGTTGGCCCCGTCAATATACATCTTAGTGCCATCAGGCTTAAAGAAAAGTCTAACAGGAATAGAATCTTGTCCTGCAACACTAAAAGAAACGCTGTCGTAGCTGGCAGTGCTTAAATCCCAAGCTGTAGACATAGAATACTGATACACTGTATCTGTAACAGAGCCGACGGCATACATCTTAGTGCCATCTGACTTAAAGAACAAACCTGACATACCTGCATCTTGAGAACCAAAATTAAAAGACACACTATCGTAAGTAGTTGTGGAGATGTCGTTTGAGTTAGCCAAACTGTACTGATAAGCAATAGCACCGTTAGACATTAAAAACATCTTAATACCGTCTGGCTTAAAGAAAATAGCATTAGGACCAAACGTAGCTGCGTAACTTTTACTATCATCACTCAAGTCAGCAAAACTATAAGTATTAGTAGCAGCACCATCCAACAACAACGTAGCCTGACTAACAGTACCACTAGCAGCAGGGTTGCTTAGGTTAATCTGAATGTCAGACGTTGGGGTGATCTCAAAGACTGAGCCAGTGGATAGGTCTAGGGTTTGGGTGTAGGAGGCTGAAGAGTATTGGTAAATTGTGTCATTTGTATCCCCAACAATATAAAATTTTGTACCAGAATCTCCAAAAATAAAGCCACGAGCAGTTGCCTCTTGAGAGCCTGTGCTAAAACTTACACTGTCATAAGAACCCGTGCTAATATCATAAGCTGTACTTAGTGAATACTGATACACAGCATCATTGTCATAGGATTGAATAAAAAGTTTACTACCGTCTGCGTTAAAGTCCATTTCTCCAAACTCTCCAACCGTAGATGTAACTACAAGAGTTTTGTTGTCGTAACTAGCAGTGCTAATATCCCAAGCCGTTGATAAAGAGTACTGAAAAATATCTTTAGGTGTTCCACCAATATCACCTATATACACTTTTGTACCATCTGGTTTAAAAAGAATCCCACGTAAATTAGTATGATTTGTTCCATTAGTATAGCTTAATGATGCATAGCTTGCAGTGCTAATATCCCAAGCAGTACTTAATGTGTATTGATAAATAGTTCCTGTTTGACCACTATACATTTTAGTTCCGTCTGCACTTATAGCTAAAGCTACAGGACTTGATATTTGTGTATTAACGGAAAAACTTTTTGAAGCATAACTTGCAGTTGAAATATCATAAGCAGTGCTAAGATTATATTGATAAACAGTATCGGTTGTGTTGTCCATAACATAGTAGCTTGTACCATCAGACTTAATTGCACTACCTATTGGTAAGGTTGCTTGACTAGCTACACTAAAACTCTTGTTATCGTAACTAGCACCAGTTAGGTAGTAACCCTCACTCCCAGACACAACAGTACCCACCGCCTCGTGATAGACCGTTGGCTTGATACCGTTCTTTACTTTAAAGTCTTTGGAATTTGCCATGCTTCACCTTTCCACTTGGCATTACATTAAGCTAATAGAGTAGTATTAACTGTAAAGTTTGTACTGTTAGCTGAAGCTGCAGTGGCTAATATACGAACATTACCACCACTAATATCTACATCATATGTAGCCATAGCTGTAGCTGTATTTACTTCACCATACTGTGTAGCTACTGCTGTTGTACCATCATGGGTTATTAACAACTTAGTAATTGTTCTTTCAGTAGCAACAGTATCAGTACAGACAATAGTAGCTTCAGCACCTAATGCATCTGCTAATGCATACGTAGCAATAGCTGTTTGAGTGGTGCTTGTAGTTGTAGCAGTTTGAGTGTCACCACCGCCACCAATAGCACCCCAAGCACCTGCAGCATAGCCCTCAAAAGCACCATCTGTACTATTGTAACGAAGCATACCATTTACAGGAGAGCCTGTTCTTTGTGCAGTTGTACCTGCAGGTAGTTGCAAAGAACTGGTAGAAGAAGAAGTGCTAATAAAGTTACTACCATCGCCTACAATAGCATGTGCTTCAGTAGGAGTAAGCCCTGCTACATCTGCAAGCTGTGCATCGTATGCTTGTACAGTGCTTCCTATGTTAGCATCAAGCAAAACTGTACCTGTAGCATCTGGTATAGTAATAGTACGGTCTGCTGTAGGGTTAGTAAATGTTACAGTAGTTTCATTATCATCTGCACTAGAACCCTCTACAGTAAAGCCTGAATCGTCTAAGTGTAGTCCTGTCACCGTAGGAGAAGTAATAGTAGGGCTAGTAAGTGTTTTGTTTGTAAGTGTTGCAGTTGAACTAGATACATAGGTATCAATGTCACTTATAAGAGCTACTTTAGTTTCAGTGGCTGATATATCATTTATTACAAAGCCATCTGAAGCAACTAGAGTTACTGTTGATGGAGTTACAGCACTTGCATCTAATTTGTTTAACTCTGTTGCTGTAGCAGTAAGACCGACAACATTATTAGACTGTCCTGCAATAGTTTGTACGTATGCCTTAACAGATTGCTGAGTTGGAATAAGTGTGGCACTATCAGATGCCATATCATCTTCATCAACAAATGCTGTGACTGTAATAGTTCCATCAGACAGATTAGCAAATTGAATAGTGCCAGAGGAGGTTACATCACCTGTAACGTTACCTGTTAAGTTACCCGTTACATTTCCAGTAACATTTCCTGTAACATTGCCCGTTACGTTACCAGTAACATTACCTTCTATGTTAGCAACCATAGTACCTGTGGTAATCGTAAGATCACCTGTGCTTGCACCTGTAAATGTACCAGTACCTACAGTAAACTTATCTGCTGATTCATCAAACCCAATAAACGCATTGTCTGCACTACCACGTTCAATAACAATACCTGAGTCGTTGCTAGGTGCACCAGTAACACCGTTGCCTAGCTCCATCAATGTATCTGCAACTACAGTGTTTGTAGAGCTTACAGTTGTTGTAGTACCATTAACAGTAAGGTTGCCTGTAATTGTTGCATTACCAGCTACTGACAGATTAGAATCTAAAGTAGCAGCACCTGTAACATCTAATGTACCAGCAAAGTCTGCATTGGCACCACTAAATGTTACCGCTGTAGTAGGAGTACTACCACTTTGTAATACAAGTTGACCAGAAGAGTTCTTTAAATTAGCATAGGTAGTACCTGCATCTTTTAGTGTAACATCCCCACCATCTGCATCAAGAATAATATCACCAGCCACATCAACTGTCAAGTCACCAGAGCTAAGGTCAATCTCTGTACCGTCAATAGTAATATTATCTACTTTAACGCCAGCATTAGCTGTAACAATACCCGTTACACCAAGAGTACTAGACAGAGTGGTAGCACCTGTTACACCTAGTGTGCCAGCTATAGCAGTATTACCAGAAGCAGAAGCTACAGTAAACTTATTAGTATTAATATCAAAGTTGCCGTCAATACCTGCTGCACCTGTAACAGCCAAAGTAGACGAAAGAGTTGTAGCACCAGTTACACCTAGTGTGCCACCTACAGTAGCGTTACCAGAAGTACTCAAAGTAGTTACACTTGCTGCTGCAGCAGTAGTTCCACCGATAACAGTGTTATCAATAGTACCAGCATTTATATCTGCTGTATCAGCTACGAGGCTATCAATGTTAGCTGTACCATCAATGTACAAGTCACGCCACTCAGAACCTACTGCACCTAAGTCGTAAGTATCATCAGCAGAAGGTATAAGTGGTGAAGCAACATCAGCAGTAACAGTAACAGTATCTGTAGCTGCATTACCTAGTGTAGTGTTTCCGTTTACAGTTAAGTTTGCTGTAATAGTAGCACTTTCATCTACTTGAAGTGTGTCAATAGTAGCTGTACCGTCTAGGTATAAATTTTTAAACTCTAAGCTAGATGTACCAAGATCAATATCATTATCTGTGACAGGAACAATAACACCATCTTGAAATCGCAACTGCTCTACTGCAACGGTACTTACTTCTACAAATACACCGTGACGATTATTTGCGGTGTCTACAGCAATTTTATTCTTAGCATCAAGATCAGCAATCAGAGGTACGTAGGAACCTTCATCTGATGTACCATCATGTTTGTGGCCTGTAGTACCCGTAGTACTATGAGTAAACGCATCTCTTAATTTGTCATATTCTGAATTAATCGGCGCTGCTCTAACTACTGCAGTAGGTATAATATCAGCTACTGATTGACGTGTATAACCTGACATATTTTATCTCCTATCCCCAAGTCCATATGTAATGGTCATAGCTTGAATGGTGTGGCTTGGGTCTGTACTATTTGTAACATAGCTGATTGACATAGATTTTGCAGAACCTACAATGTTGGTAGATTCTACAGGTGAAGGATTTCCATCGTAAATATCTGTTGCATCAAATGTAGCGGCATCGTAAAAAGCAGCAGCACCTTCAGTAGACAAGTTGTAATCTGATGATACACTACTTTGTGGATTACCATAATCAAAGTCTACTGAAACAACTACATTAACTACACCCTCTGAACGCATATAGGTATCTAAGTCATAAAACGTTTTACGTACCGCAGGATCATCCATATAAAAGTAAGGTGTTTGATATAGGCTGAATATTTTATTGCCGTTAAAGCTTGTGCCTACTTCTTGCCGATACACATAGCCCTCTGAATCCCCATGTATGACAAACTCTTCATCGCCTATATAACCACTTGAGGCTGTCTTTACATCTACCCCTACAAGTTGGCTGTACTCAAACCCAGCGCCCCCTTGCCCACTTCTACGTATAGAGCCTAGAATACCTAAAGAATCTTGATCCGCAAAGAACATTCTAAACTGTGACTTCTTCTTTACTACTACTGCTGTTAGAGTAGCTAAGTCTTCCTGTGCTGTATACTTTTCAAAAATAGATTGTATTGGTTTAGAAAGAGTAGCAAATTCAATATCGCCGATACGATCTGTACCTGTGATAGGTCTTATACCATCCGGCGCTAAAAAAAGTACGTCACCATTAAACTCTATAACA